AATCACCTATTGCAATATTTTTTCCAAAAATATCTCGTTTTATATGACCGTACCATTTAGTAGTGTTAGTAAAACTACCATCCGATATTCGTAAAACTTGATTATGGACAAGAAAATCATACAAAGGTGTACCTGTCCAACCAGTAACTACATCAATAAATGTGCCACCAGTACCAGAGGAAGTAGCTTGCCTTCTAAGAACTGTTCCGTTTCCTACTACCCACCATTGAGTAGAAACATTATTATTGGAATTATCTTTTTCTGTTCGGTATAAAACAAGCTCTGTTTGTACATCACTTAAAGATGTAATACCACCACTTGCATCTGAATCATTTAGAAATTTTTCTAAACGACCAGGCATTTTATTCATTACATTTTCAAAAGCAGTATATTGATTTTCTGATATGTCAAATTCAGATTGGTTTGTTACCAAACCACCTGAAAAATCCCTAATCCGTAATCTTGGCATTAAAAGTCCTTATAATTAATACTGAACTTCGGTTCTCCTGCTCTACGTTGACGATCCATAACCACTTTTTCTTTCCATTCTAACCACTCATTCTTAAAGTAGGAAATCATATTCATATCTCTAAGCCGTTCTGCGGTTTTCCATGATCCGTAATACACTAAACATTCGTGATAGCGAGTATCTATCATAGGTACATCTGAATCACCAGATAGTGTAGTAGGTAAATGATAGTAGTACACCTTGATTTCTTTTACTACTTGAGGAATAGGAAAAATTCCTAAACTTATATCGTTGATATAGTATCCATGTGCAGAAGGCATTTGAACATCACCTACATTGCTACTGATATTGTGTATTTGATCCATACCAATGCGAGTCATTTGATCACCACCAAAATCAATACGATAAATACGAATCATATTTGCCAGATTGGAACTACCTGCGGAAGCTGCATTTTCTACGATTGTCCAAGCAGTTACAGAAGATCCATTCCCATTAACAAGTTGATATTCACCTGTTCCTGAAACGCTATTTCTAGTTGCGTACCCTGCAAATAGATTTGCTTCATCGGCTAAAATAGTCTGACCTTTATTAATGAGATCTGTTAACACAGAATCTGCGACTACGCTAGTATCTTCTACGCCAGTAATATTTCTTATTTCGGTTCTAATTTGAGTTAATGTCATAATCTCTCTAAGGCGGGGCGAGCGTAATGCCCGCCCCTTAGTTAGTTACTGATTACAGATCAGTCCTTGATGTTAAATACTGAATACTTCCGTAGTCTTTACTGTTATACACAGCTCTGTCTATTCCGTATATTTGACCAGCAGCAATACCTAGCTTGTTGCCATAGTCAAAGGTTTTTTCAACCCAGTTCATTTCACCAATTCCAGCACAAAGACCAGCACCTGCACCTAAAAATAGGTTTCTTGCACCTTTGACTGCATCTCCAGATCCAAAGTTTCCAGTAGCTACACCTTCATGCTCATGGATTACAACTCCATCATACATTCCCAATGCTCCAGCAAATAACGGATTATCATCACCGCGCACATTTGCTTCACGCTGTATCTGCTGAAAACCATCAAGCTGAAATAAGTCATAAGAGACTTCGGGATGTACTAACAATACATAGTAATCCTTACCTTCTACTTTAATAGGTCGCATTTTCCAAGTAGCAGAAGCACCTAGCATGGCGATACGCTTTAATTTAGAAATATCTTCCAAAGCGATTTTATCAGTAGCTGCCAAATTAGCTTCATCATCAGAATTAGCATAAGCAGATCCGCTAGTTCCTGAATCTGCTCTTAGCTGACCAAAAGTACCACTGGTTGCTGTTAAAGCACTAAAGATCTGTGCATCGTGATCTTCTGCGTAGGATCTTTTCAACTCAGAAAGAGCTTCTGTACGAAAATCGTACAAGACCTTACTATCTGCAAAATTACCATCACTAATCACAGCAAATCTTCTGTGTGCTGTTGCTACAGTTTGAGTATTAGAAGTAAGATTAGCTTCGTTACCTTCAATCGCAGTATCACCAGTGTAAAAACCACCGCTACTGTTATCTGAGGCTGGTGTTAATCCAACAAGACCGAAAGTAATGTCCTTACCTTTGCCTTCATCCATTTGTTTTTTTACTATCATAGAATCAAAAGATTCTCCCATGAACTTGGAGAAATAAATCTCTTTGCCAACTTCGTAAGCAAGTTGTTTCGCCCAACGGGAGACCTGCATTCCTGAACTCCAGTTTGCCATCGTATTATCCTTTTTTGGCTATATGTTTATCCAGAAGAAGAATCCATCAAAGCCTGTCTACGCACATCCTCTGGTAATTTTTCCCAGTCTGATTGCATAAGGTTGTCAAAATCAATAGCAGTTTTATTCCCACCAGTAGCATTGGAAAGTGTTGTTGGCACTTCCTCTGCTTGGGTAAGTTTTTCTGTTACTTGTTTTACACCTTCTGTTTTGGCTTTATTCTTCTCCTGATTTAAAGTCATAAGCGTGTACGCATCTTCAATTTGTGCGATCCCACGCTCATCTCCGAATTTTGCAACAGCTTGGAGTTCTTCGTTGGACATAGTAGGGTGAGACTTAATAAAACCATCAATCATATCCTGTTGAGCTTTTTTCATTCTACTCTCATTGATCTCTCTTTCTTGTACTTTGCGTTGTTCAGCGAACTTGCTTTCTATTTGTTTAGAGATATGCGGTAAAATCGAATTCAGATCATACGGATCATATTCTGGTAGTTCTGGCTCTACTTCTTTTGGAGAAGTATTTACCCTGATTTCATCAAGAGACTTACGCAATTCACCAAGTTCATTGGTCTGCCTGCCATTGAGTTCCTGAAGATTCCTATAAGACTTATCTGTATTAGAAGCGTATTCTACTAATTCATCCACAGAAGCAAATTCTTTGTTTCCGACTTTGTAGCTTTGAGTTTCTGCAACAGGTGTCTCTGCTGTTTGCTCGTTACTATTTGATTCTGGAGAATCTGTGGCAGTGCCATCCAATTCTTTAGCCTCATCAATGTAACTTTCTTGCTTTTCCATTGTACCTTATCCTTATTTTAGGGGGTTGTGAATCACGATTTGTCCTCACCAGTCATCTGTGACTGCATTTGCTGCGCTTGCATTTGTGCGGATCGCTCTTCTTCAAATTTTTCGAGTATTTCTCTTCCTGCATCTAGGTCGGAAAGCTCAACATAGAGAGGAAATAAACTTGAGTATCCGTTTCTGACCAGTTCACCAACCTGTTGTGCCTTTGCTGCCTTCATGGTTGCGGAGTTTTCTCCTCTGTCCAGAACAATATCAAATTCAAATTTTTCAAAGTTGGTTAAAAACCTAGCTATTGTCTCATTAATCACTGCTACTTCTTCTGGAGACTCTGCTTTTTCGGTTTCTGCACCAATAATTCTTTTAATTTTATCAGGCGTATAGAACTGTTGCATATTTTTAAGTGCCTGCATGAGAACTGTAGTCTTAGTTAGATCTAAATTTTCCATCTGTTCTTGCAAGGTCATCATACCCTGTCTAATTCTTGTCTGTGCTGCTATACCACTTTCTTTTGTGGATGTGGCAATACCCATCATTGGGTTGGAAGCACCACTAATTTCTTTGGCATCAAACTCTGCTTTTTGCTCCATAGCAGCAATACTACTTACCAAAGATAAGTGAGAGTTTGACCATTGCTGCATAAAGTCCGTAATTCGCCCCTTAAAGCCAGGAATACCAATCCACCTTCCTGTTGTGGAGGCTTCATTCATTTCCTCCTGAGAAACCTTATTTCCAGCAAATACACCGCCACCTCTAGGGGATCGGTTGATAATATCCAACATTTGTGAACGCCTTTTGTCTTTTTCACGCTGTGGATCTTTCATATTTTCTACAATACCAAAGGTTTCAATGTAGTTACCCATATCTTCAAACTGATAAAAGTAAGGAATTAACGGAAATTCATTGTGCATATACGGATTACTCTTTTTTTCCTGTAAAATGTGCATCCCTGCGGACATGGTAACGTAAGTTTTCGGTACAATTCGACTAATGACACCAAAATCAGTCATCATTGGCACTTTGGCAGCTTCTTCTATCTGTTTTAATTCTTTAATTTTTGTCTCAGCAGCTCTTTTGGATGCAAACCCTTGTTTAGAAATGCGAGCAGTAGACTTATTGATGATAAAATGCTCTCTTTCATACTCTCTATTCCACATTTCAAGCACTCTAACCTTGCGGTGCATCTCATCTAAGTGGTATGCTGAGTTAATTGGCTCTGCACTACTGTAAAAACTTCCTATTTCTTCTCCCATTTCGTGCGGATACTGCATAAAACCTTCTACAGAACTAATATCATCTACCGCATCAGGGTACATTTGTTGTAATTGTTGTAAAGTTAGGTACTTAGATCGTGCTAAATAATTCCAATCTTTGGTATGTGGAGATCTACACTCTGGATCAATAAGAACATTTGCCCACGACTCTCTTTTTATCGTTAACTCACCATCATAATATTGCCCAGGTTCTACACATACATCAATCCAACCTCTTCCTGTAATCACACCATCCTTAAATACGCGACTAAATAAGCTCTGTAACTGTCTGTTCCGATCTAAATGATATAAAAGAGCTGTCGTGAGCATAGCTTCATTCTCATCATCGGATTCTACAGGGCGCGCCTTCCATGAAGATCGCCCCTGCCTTTCTATTCCAGTCACCAAGTTCACTTTTGGTAAAATAATATTTAACTGTAATGGTGGTCTACCTTCTGCGCGTAATGTTTGCAGATCATCCTCTTCCCAATGACCAGTTCCATAACTTCCTGTGTAAAATCGAGCCGATTCTTCGGCTGCATCCATCCATGTGGAATCATTTTCCATCATGGCATCAAACACTTCATGTATTTCTTGTAAATTCATGTACTCATCCAACTTGTGCGT